AAATTAGGTTCTATAGAGATTAAAACCGATATAGAAGACTAATTATGGAGTTATTTGATAGAAATCAGGAGGAGATGGAAGCTCTTACTGATGAATTTGAAGACAGATTAGAAGAAATCTTCACTATTGCCTATCTATTAGCAAGTGCTGAGATTCTTCTTCTTACTTCTACTACATTAACTAAATGGGATTCTAGGTGGTCAAGATTACTACAAAAAGCTGGTTTCTATGAGTTATTAGAGGATTATGTGGTTAAATTAGACCTGATTGATAAGTCTGCTAGAGATATAGCTAAAGGCTCAGTTGATAAGACTAAATTAAAGCTATTAAAACAGCTTCAGCTTAAAGAATTAGAGAAAATAGGTATTGATGCTGGTCTGAAACTAAAGCAAGGTCTTTATAAACACATAATGGTTGGTATTACTCAGCAGGACCTTGTTAAAGCAATGGCTAAAGACCTACAAGGCTCAAGATACAAAAGCTATGCTAAGACATATGTATCGACAGCTATTAATGATTATAGACAGCTACTACTTAACGAAAGAGCTAAGAAGAACGATGTTTGGATTTATGATGGTATAGATGTTGATAATAAGACTAGAGATTTCTGTAAGTGTGTACTAAATCAGGCAGGTTACTTCACATATGACCAGAAGATAGCCATTGAGCTTAATCCTAAGAGAAGATATAACTGTAGACATGGTTTATTTCCTATTAGTGAAGAAGAGGCTATTAAAAATGGTTATAAGAAAGCTTCAGGGGTTTGTAAATAATGACTATTAAAACAAAGAGGAGCAAGAAGTTTCTTGACAGGATGTCTAAGTATATAGTTAGAGATGTTAAGACAGCTGTTGCTCGTTCTACTACACAGGTGATGCAATCTGTTAAAGCTCGTGTTAAAGACAATGTAAGTCACACAGGAGCATCTTTTAAAGAGTATACACCAGCTTACAAAAGGCATAAAGATTCTAAAGGTCTTAAAGAGCGTTTTGTTTACTCAGGTAAGATGATGAGGCAGATGGTTTGGCGAAGACATGCAGATGGTTTAGGCTCAAGGATATTCTTTCAAGGACTTGGTGATACTAAAGCAGCAAGAAATACTTTTGATTATGGTCGTGATTTTATGCGTGTTAATAAAGTGGAAAAGAACCTTATGCGTAGGGAAGTTTTAAAAGTTATTAGGAAATATACAAAATAAGACAGAGAGAAAAGGTAGTAACCTTCTGTCTTATTTTTGTTTCTTGTGTGAAGGAGAAACATGATGCTTATATCTAGTTAGTCAAAGTAACTGTCAAGTAAGTAAGTAATTGTATTGTAATATAACTTAATTATATCTTAAATTGTTTTAAGTTTTATGATATAATTACTTCAGTAAGAAATTACTACCTACTTTATATAAGGAAGTTCCAATGGGAAACACTGACCAACCAAATAGTGGTAATGAGAATACACCAGCTCCCAAATCGGTGGAAATGTCACAAGAAGCATTAAATGCTCTTATAGACAAGAAATACGCTAAAGGTGCTGAAGCAGCAAAAGCAAAGTTATTAGAAGAATTAGGAGTAGACTCGGTAGATAGTTTAAAGCAGACTATTGACGCACAGAAGACACTTGATGATGCTAAGAAGACTGAGCTTGATAAAGCTAATGAGCAACTAGAAGCAATAGTAGCAGATAGAGATAGACTTGCAACAGAGGCTGATAAAGCTAAGAAGCAAGGCCATATTAATTCTTTAGCTGCTCAACATGGTATTAAGGATGTTCAATATTTTGAGTACCTTTACAATCAACAGTCAGGGAATGAAGACTTTAGTGTGGAAACATTACTAGAATCTAACCCTGTACTACAAGGTGGGGCTAAAACAGCTCCTAAAACTGATACAAGTTCTAATAAGACAGACCCAGCTAGTACTAACTACGAAGGTTTATCATTTAAAGAGCTTGTTAAATTACAACAAACGCTATAAAAGGAATAAATAATGGCAAATACTTTAAAAACAACACTTAACGATAGTCAAGTAACTATCTTTGATGCAGCAGTAAGAGTTTCTGGTGAAGCTTACTTAGGTTTAGACAACTTCGTAACTGAGGGTGTATCTGTAAATGGTGCAGCTGTAGAATTTACTTACTACAATGGTTTATCTGAAGCAACTACTGCTTTAACTGATGGTACTGAAGCAACTGCTGTTGCAATGGCTGACTCTAAAGTTACAATTACTCCAGAAGAATTTGGAAATGTAATTACTACTTCAAGATTAGCAAACAGTTCAACTGCTGGTAAAGCAGATATGGGTGCAGCTAAATTAATTGGTAGAAACATGCCTGAGACTCAGTCTAAGCAATTCATTGGTGCTTTAGAAGGTGCTTCTAACTCAACTGCTGCTGGTACTGCTGGTACTTTATCTAACTTAGATTTAAGAGCTGCATTTGAAGCTTTAGAAATTGATTCTATTGGTAAATTTGGTTCAAGATATGTTGCACTAGTTAATCCTGCACAAATCTCTGATATTAAATCTGGATTCAACACAATCGTTCAATATACTGACTCTGAAAAAGCACTATCTGGTGTTGTTGGTGAATTAGAAGGTTTTGTAATCGTTTCTCACCCACAAGTAACTGCTGGTAATGTAGTATGTTTCGGTCAAGATGCAGTTGCAAAAGCAGTAGCAGTTGAGCCAGATATTACTATCGTTGAAGGTACTGATAATTTAGGAAGAACTAGACATTATGGTTGGTTTGGAATCTATAACTACGGAATCTTAGACGGAAACGCAGTACAAGAAATCACTGGTTGTTAATAATGAAAGCTTTAGCACTTAAAACGACTACTTGGTCTTGTAACGAGAATAAGTACGAGTGCGAAGCTGGTAAAGAGTTAGAGATTAAAGCCTCTGACCTTAACCAAGCTAAAGCAAGTAACTTATTTGAAATCAAAGCTCCTAAGAAGAGAAAAGCTAAAAAGGACATCTAATGGCACTTACACTTACTAATGCTGAGATTGTACTAGGTTTACCAATCATTACTGACTTTATAGAGAAAGCCAATGATGGGTCTACTACAACAGTTGAGAGTTTAGCTTGTAAAGGTTTAGATGAAGAAGAACTTGAAGGTGCTTATATTTGTTTCTTAAACGGAGCAAATGCAGGTGTTGACAGAATTATTACTGATTATACTAGTAATAATACTGGAACATTCACTTTTGATGCTTTAACAGACGCAGTAGATAATACTACTATGTTTGCTATTGTATTGAAGTCATTCACCCCAGCTGCTTTAAGAGCAGAAGCTGTTATGACTAACGACCTAAGAAATAAAGGTTTAGACATTGATAACTTCTTAACTACAAGTCAGTTAAAAGAACTTCACCTAAATAGAACACTAGCACACATCTGTTTTGCTAAAAGACAAGATGCTGACACTAATGACACTTATCATATTAACTATGAAGAGTTCATGGCTATGTATACAGCTGAGATGAATAATCTTACAGCTAACTACGATAGCAATGAAGATGGGTCAATTAGTACAAGTGAGCAAAACCAAGAGTTAAGTCAGATAGGGTTCAGCAGATGATTAAGTACTTAAAAGCTAAAGGCTATAAGTACACACTTAATGATACTCTGAATAACAAACAATTTAGAGAAGCAGAGATAGTTGTGGAGGTTGATGATGAATTATCAACTTTCGATACAGTTATCTTTTCTACTACTAAGACTTATGAACTTTTCTTAGATTCAAAAGCTTTTGATATTTCTAAAGTACAAGATATTTTAGCAGAATTAAGAGATGAGACAGAGGTGGTAACTGGTCAGGCTTCAATAGAGAAGCAAGAGCGTGGTTATTTAATAACATTTATATTTAACATAGGAGATTAACATGGCAATTACAGGTCATTCAGGTTCAGTTACAGTTGCATCAGGTGCAATGGGTAACGCAAAATCATGGTCATTAGACATTAGTCAAGAGACTGCAGAAACTACAGATTTCGGTTCTAACGGATGGAAAGAAAGTACAGCAACATTAAAATCATGGTCAGGTTCAATTGTTTGTATCTTTGATGCAAGTGGTACAGCTGAAGGTGCTTTACAAACTGGTTTAACTGGTGGAAGTACTGTAGCATTAGAATTAATGCTTGGTGCAGGAACTGGTTCATACGATAAGTATTCAGGTAATGCGACTATTACTAGTCAAGCTGCTTCTTCTGATGTTTCAGGAATTGTGGAAGTTACTTTCAACTTTGAAGGTACTGGTGCTTTAACTATCGCATAGTTTTATAGTATCTATCACTTAGGTGGTAGGTATTATTAAGATTATTAAGGAGTATATGAATGGGTGATAATAATTTATTAGTTGAGCTGTTAAAGGCTCAAGACAGTCTACAGAACATAGAATTTGAGATAAACAATAAGAAATTTGTTTATTACTTCAGGTATATGACATTGTTAGAGAAAACAAGAGTTGAACAAATGTGTATTAAAACAGTTACTACATTTAATGATGATGGTAGTAAAGTAGTTAAACATGAGAAACAAGACAATTTAACACCTATACATACTATCTTAGAGAAAGCACTAGATAAAAAAGGCGATAGAATATACTCACACACTAACCCAGAACACTTTAAAACAGTTAGTCTATTACCAGTACAAGTAGCTAGTGAAGTATCTTATATGATGACTGTAGATGTATTCGGTTCTATGAACCCAGAAGAAGAGGAACAAAACTAATGGCTACAGAACAAGTATATATAGACATAAGAGCTAACGGAGCTGTACAATCTGCTAAAAAGATTAAAGGTGTTGAACAGTCAGTAAAGAACTTAGATAAGACTACAGCACAGTCTTCAAAATCTATCGCATCTTCTTGGGATAGTATAGGTAGGGCAGCAGCATCAGCTGGTATTGCTACAGCAGCTGTATCGGCTGCTACGAAACTTGATGCTTTAAGAACAAGACTTGAGGTTGTTGAAGGTAGTGCTGATGCAGCAGACAGGAAGTTTAAAGAACTTAGAAAGACAGCAGACAGTTTAGGTATAAACTTTCAAGTATTACTAGATTCTTACTCTAAATTTAGAGCAGCAGCAGATGGT